CAGCGTGCGGTGGGTGATGGGGCAGCCGAGCCGCGTGAGGTACATCGCGGCCGCTTTGCGGGATAACCAGGTCTCTTCCGGTGACATGAATTTGCACCCTTTCGCTAACTTCTTATGCCTATAATTGGCAATGGTTGCAACAGATTATTGCGGAATAATCGGCGGTATCGCACTAATCGCGGATGGGGCAACTCACAGAAGTCGAAATTCTCGACTGCCTAAAGACAAATCTCCGCCTTGCGGCGCAGAGCTGTGACAAGCTTGCCGTATCCTCGCGAAAAGGGCCGACCTATGCTGGCCTCCGTACGCAATTGCGCCTCGTCGAAGGTGCCTGCCGCCAGATCGCCTTCTGGCGCGGCGGAGACGCCAGATGGCTCAAGATCGGCCTCTACATGGCCGAAGCCCACAAACGCGCCGGAGACTGGCTGCGCGGCATCAAACAGCCTGACGGCACACGCGCTATGATTGCGCCTGGCCAAATGCACCCTCTTTTTGTCAAGCTAGCCGATAACCTGCGCCTCGCCTACCTCAAGGCCGCAGAGCTCGAGACCAAGAAAACCAACAAAATCGGTCCCATCACCCCGAAGCCTGGTATTCCGCCGCACCGTGAAACCAGGCCGTCCGGGTGGAATTGCTCGCCCGGCGGCATTCTTATGCCATCGGGGAGCACGGTGCAGTGACGGGCGATGATGACCAACAGCCTGACGCATCCGATGAGTCACAGCCTGATACGGGGCCTGTTAATGCTGCCGATCCTGTGGCTCACCGTAAGAGACTTACTAAGGCAGCACTTTATCATCGCGACGTGGAGAGATTTTGGCAGGGTGTGTTTTCCAATCCAACGGGTCGGCGGGAAATGTGGGCCATACTCCAGCAAGCCGGCACGTTCGAGGACCGGTTCGGAGTGGGCCCCAATGGCTTTCCACAGCCCGAGCAAAGTTGGTTCCACATGGGACAACGGTCCCTTGGGCTTCGCCTCTTTCTATCCTGGCAAGCGCTCGCCCGCGATGGGGTCATTCTGATGCAGGACGAGCACGATCCACGATTTACGCGGCCGAAAATGCCGCAAATTAAACGAGAGAAGTAATGGCTGCTGATCCAGTACCAGTAACGACAACGGCGCCCGCCCCGGCTCCCATTCCCGAGCCTGTGGCGGCGGCACCTGCCGTTGCTCCGCAAACTGCCGCGGCATCACCTCCCCTTCCGACGGCAGAGTCGGCCCCCTCCCCCGCGCCCGCAGCGGCTCCGCCCGTACCGGAGCAAAAAGCGGATGCAGGGAAGCCGGCAGAGCCGGCAGAGCCCGTCCAGCCGACGCCGGCTCCAACTCTTCTTGAGAAATTCGACCAGGAAAAGGCAGAGGCGGCCAAAAAGGACGCCAAGCCAGAAGCAGACAAAACAGCCGAGAAGCCGGCGGAAGCTTCCAAACCAACAGAAGCAGCCGCGGCCCCGGCGGCGCCGGCTGTAACCACCCCGGTCGAGTCGGCGCCGTTTGAATACAAATACACGCTGCCCGAGACGATAAAGATGGACGACGCTGTAAAAAGCGAAGTCCACAAGGCGTTCGATGACTTCCGCGCCAATCCAGCCGAGGGCGCGCAAGCACTTGTCAACCTGCACGAAAAGCAGATGCAGGAATTTGCCCAGAAAATGTCGGACGAACAGCACCGCGTCTGGAACGAGACCAGGCAGGCATGGGCCAAGCAGGTTATGGGCGACCCGGAATTGGGTGGCTCCGGCTATCAGACGACCATGGGCGCTGTCGCCCGTATGCGCGATCTATTCGTCGCCGACAAAGACCGTCCAGCGTTCGAGGAAATGCTCCGCACGACGGGCGTTGGCGATCACCCTGCGTTCCTTCGAATGCTTCACCAGGCAGCGCGGTTCTACGACGAGCCGACTATGCCTCCCCCCAATCCGCGACCGCCCGCGAGCAATGGTCCAAGACCAGCCCGCCGTTTGCGCGATATTTACGATCAAACCAGAGCGAATGCGGAAGGCCGATCGTAATGATAACCCACCTCAAGATGGAGAAATAACATGGCAACGGGCCAGTGGCCGACCCTCGCGGATCTAACGTCCCGTATGGACGGCGCAGGAAAGCAGCACCTTATCGCGGAGATGCTATCGCAATCGATCGCACTCCCGGAGGACATGCCGTTCATCGAGTCGAGTGAGATGGGCGGGCACGAATTCGTGTTCCGCACCTCGATCCCGGCCGGTGCATGGCGCCAGATTAACCAAGGCGTTCCCTACAGCAAAAGCACGACCGCCAAGTCGCGTGTCGGCCTCGGCACCCTGGAAGATTACAGTCAGGTTGACCGGTTGCTGGCAGAAATGTCCGGCGATATCGACCAGTTCCGCGAAGGCGAGGACGTTGCGTTCCTCGAGGGCATGGGACAGACGATCGAGCAAACCACATGGTACGGCAACACGGCGGCAACGCCAGCCGAGTTCATGGGCTTCTCGACCTTCTACAACACCGTCTCCCAAGCGACTGCCCAGAACGGGCAGAACGTCCTAGACGGCGGCGGCACCGGCTCCAGCAATCTTAGCTTCTGGCTGATCTGTTGGGGCACCCGGACAATCTTTGGTCTCTACCCCCGCGGCACCAAGGCCGGCCTCGCGATGGAGGACAAGGGCGATACCGTTCCAGGCTTCGATAGCTTGGGCAATCGCTTTGAAGCCTATACGTCATGGTTCCGCCAGATGATCGGGCTCTGCCCGCAAGACTGGCGCTATGGCGCGCGCATCGCCAATGTCGACGTCACCACGGCCGGTCTCGCAGGCCCGAACGCGCTCGATATCTTCGCTACCATCCGCGAATTGCTCCTGTTGCCCCCGCACCTAAGCAAAGGCACCTCGGGCATCACCAAGACCGACGCAACTGACGAACCGGCACCCGGCATCCGTCCGATCATCTACACCAACCGTACCGGTCGGCACTGGATGGACGTACAGGCCATGCGCGACAGAAACGTGCTGTTGCGGATCGAGGACTACGCCGGCGTTCCGGTTGACGGCATCAACGGCATTCCGATCAAGATATCGGACCAGCTACTCATCACTGAAACCCGCGTGACCTGATAATTCGATCGGACACATGACAGAAGGAAAAACAACATGATCCTCGATGCACTACTGAGCTTTGTGCCGATCGGTGGCAACCTGGCAATCACCAGCGTTGCCGTCCCCTCGACCAACGTCATCGATCTACTCGGTGAAGGCGTAGGCGTCGCACCAACAAGCATCATCGGCAATCCGGCCCTGTTCGGTGCCCCGGATGCAATGGGTGTCGGCGGCGCGCGTCCTGAGCTGAACATCACCACCGGAACAGCGGCCTTCGCAGGCGGCACGTCGCTTAACGTGGCACTGCAAGCAGCAGCCGATACCGCAGGGACTAACCAGCCCGGCACTTGGAATACGTTGGCGGAAACCGGCGCGATCCTCACGGCGAACCTTACGGCCAACCTCGTGATCGCTCGCTTCCCGTGGCTACCTCCGTTCCCGGCTAACTTGCGTCCGCGCTATCTGCGCTTGCTCTTCACGCCGGCTGGCACGTTCACGGCGGGCACCATTGCCTCCGCGCTCGTCACCACCGTCCGCGACGACGAGTTCCAGAAATACGCGGCGAAGAACTACTCGGTCGCGTAAGACAAACTGAGTTCGAGTTAAAGGTGAAACCATGCCGAGAGGCAGGAGACCAAGGGATAAGGCTATGACCGATCAGAACGGTGTACCGATTACTGAGACCGAGGAATTCAAGGCTGCGGTCCAACAAGCGGCTAGCGATGCTCTCAAGGAACTCCTGCCTACGCTGAAAGCGGCACGGAAAACCCAGGGCACAGAAAACGAGGCGTCCGACCCAACGTGGATGCGGGCCCTCGCCATGGAAATCTCGCAACTGACGGACCAGGGGACAGGGCGCAAACGTGTGGCTCCGGAAGTCCTGCAAGCCCGACAGGCGGCGCGCGAGAAGATGACCAAGCTCATCATCGAGGCACGAGCGTCGCGAAAGCTGGCAACCTACAGGGTCAGGGGCAAGTGCCTTCTCGCCGATCGCGTTGTTGAACCGTTCTGGATTGCCTCGGACCACACGGCCAAACCGACGATCATCGATTGGGATGGCGTTCCGAATGAGGCCATGGTCCCGGAGAGCAAGGCGGCCAAGGCTATCCACGCGGCCTTCATGGAGTCGATTGGCAGTTCGGCGCGGGTAGTCCCCGAGGACGCTCTGGCGATCACCCCCGGAGGTCTGGTGGTACACGGGGGCGCCGCATCCATTTCTTCGGGCAAACGCCAAGTCCAGCAGGCAGAGGCCAAACAGACCGGCGAGCCGTCGGAAACCGGCCTCAATATCCATCACAAGAACGAGCCTGGTCGATACGTTGAAAAGCGGATCCTTGGCTCGATCGCAGAACCGGCCAGGCAGACGACATAAGGACATGACGGGTGGCAACGCTCTACATCAGCGAATTCAAGAATGCCGCGTCCCCGATCGGGACCTACGCTCCCGATGTGTTGCCGCAGCCGGCGATTACTAACCAAGCTTTAGGGTTTACCGGGGCTGGCACACTCTCGTCCGCCTTTAGTGCAGCAACCTACGCAGTGCTGGTCATTGGCGACGCAGACTGTTTCTTTAAGTTCGGCGCTACCGGTGCCAGCGGCGCTACCGGCGGTGCCGGTATGTATCTGCCAGCCAAGGTTCCTATGATATTCGCCGTCGCGCCCCTCGATAAAGTGGCTGTATCAGCCTAACGGAGAATTGGAATGATGAACAAATGGGTCCGAGGCGAGGTGGTGGCGCTCGTCCTCCTTATCGCCGTAGCAGTCATCGGCCTCGGTGGCGCTCTTTTAGCGCAGAGCATCCCAGGACAGATCAAGCTAACATCGTTTGCCAACCCGTTCGGGATCGGCACCCAGGGGCCAGGACCAACGTCTAGCTTCCTGCTGGTCTCTGGCGGAACGCTGACATGCACTGGCGGCGGAACGATCACCGTGGCCAATACGAATGTTGACGCAGGCTCCGCGATCATCCTCACGCTCAAAACTGTCGGCGGCACCGTCGCCGCGCCATTCGTGGCAACAATCACGGCCGCTACAGGCTTTAGCGTAACGTGCGGCGGAAGCGACACGTCGGTCTACAACTACGTCGTCATCGGGTAGCTACCCGTCTCAAAAGGAGATAAGGCTATGAAGTTCAAAAAAACAACGGTCGCCGCGGGTATCGGGCTGCTTGCCTTTATCGGCGTGGCGATCTCACAAACTATCCTGGTCCCACAGGTTACGGTCATCAATCCGACTGACCTGTTCCAGATCATCCCGCTTGGACAGCCATCGGCGCAGAATGTCTATGCCAAGCCGGCGCAGATCACCTCGCAGAGTGGCTATCAGAAGTGGGTCGCGGCAACCGGCACCTATACGTTCGGCAACTCCGACAGCTATATCTCGTTTAATCCGACGACCACGATCTCGTCGGTGACGGTTGTGCTGGCGGCGGCTCCGTCCGATGGCGCTCGCGAATGTATCTTCTCGTCAGGGGCAGGCATCACGACGCTCGTTGTCGCTGCCAACACCGGGCAGACGATCAATAACGCCGTTACGTCGCTCGCTGCGAACACAGGCGCTTGCTACCTGTTCTCCAGGAGCAACCTGACCTGGGATCGCAACTAGGCTCGTCATGCGATGGGTGGCGGATCATAAATTCGGGATATGGGCCTTCGCTGTAGCGGTGGCCTTTATTCCCGGAATTATGTCCGCCGCAGTCCTACCGCGGTGGGCCCTGATTATGATCGGGGCCCCGCTTGTCTCCCGGCTCTCCCTCGATCGTCTTTCCCAATGGATGCAGTACGCTATCGTGCTCGGCCTCTCGTGGGCCGCATGCGGTGTGCTCATCTCGCCAGACCCGATGGCTGGTACGCTGCAATTCTTCTTCATCGTGGCCACGGTCGGCGCGTTCTTAGCCAGTTCCGAGGCCGAAAGCCTTGACGATGTAATGACCGGCCTTGCGCTAGGGATCGGCGTCTCGTCGGTGTTCGCTCTGTTTTATCTAACGGGCCATCAACTCGTCGACCAAGCGACGCTCAAGCCTGCTGGCCTGTTCTACAATAGTGAAGTCTTTGCCGAGTTTGCTGCACCGGTGTTCTTGTGGGCCGTGCTGACACGCAGGTGGCCGCTGGTGCTGGCAACGGCGCTTCCAGTGGCGGCTTGTGGGTCGCGTGTCGGCCTGCTGGTAGTGGCCTCTGGGGCGCTGTATGCCTTCTGGCCCAAGTCCAAGTTGCTCGGTATCGCTCTTGTGCTGGTGCTGGTTGTCGGTAGTGCTGCGGCGCTCGTCGCCATGGGCCTCGGCAAGACAGATTCCGCAGGTTTGCGCGTCGTGATCTGGCTGGCTACGCTTCTGGCGGCGACGCCATTGGGCAACGGGCTAGGTTGGTTTGAGACCGCGCACCCGGTAGAGCAATTTGCCCACAGCGATATGATTCAGGCGATGAACGAGCTCGGGCTAGGTTCTATTTTCCTTGCCGCCGTTCCTGTGCTAATCCTGCGTTCCAATCGAGGGACCAATGCCGAACGCGCCGTCTTTGTCGCCATCTGTGTCGAGGTCGCCGTCTCTTTCCCGCTTCACGTTCCTGGATCGGCTTTCCTGGCGGCTATTGTGGCGGGGTATCTGGCTGGCAGCCGGACTCCTGTACCTGTGGGCCGACCTTACAGCCGAGATCGAGATGCGAAAGACTACAAGTGGCTCCCTAAAGTCGGCGGATCAACTGTTAGCGCAGGCGAATTGGGCAGTCTCAAGGTTTCCGTTCGATCCGCACCTACGGCACATGCGGCGTTGGGTTAAGCTGGAGATACTGAAACGAAGCGAGGGAAAGTAGTGCCACCTGTTTCGGAAGCTCAAAGAAAGGCCATGCACGCGGCGGCTTCCGGGAAGTCGACGCTAGGCATTCCAAAATCAGTTGGCGCTGAATTTGCGGCCGCAGACAAGGGCGGCAAGCTGCCGGCGCGGAAGAAAAAGACACGACGGGAAGTTTTGTATACCCATGGCAAATCCAAATCTGGCTGATTTAGCGAGTCGAAAAATGGCTGGAAAGAAAAACTGGATCAAGAAGGGCGCTTCGAAGCATCCTGGCCTTTTCGCGAAAAAGGCAGCCGCGGCCGGAGAGTCCACGCGCGAATACGCGCAGGAGAAAAAGCACGCCGGCGGCACGTTGGGCAAAGAGGCGAATTTCGCGATTAATGCAATGTCAGCAGGCAAGAAAAAGAAGTCTCACCGTTTGTATGATCATCCGAAAAGCCACCCAGACGACTAGGAGCCTCACATGGCCAAAGAAAAAGAACCCGAAGGCAAAAAAGAAAAGCGGTCGTCAAAAATGTACGATCACCCTAGCTCTGCGAAACATCGCGAAGAGGGTAAGGGCGGCAAGGAAAAGGCGCCAAAGTCAGAGAAAGAGCCCAAGCCAGAGAAAGAGGGCGGCCACACCAAGCAGGCCGAACCAGCACCGGAGCACCCGCACAAGGCGATCCATGAGCGCCACCACGAAGAGCGTAACGCTATGCACTCTTCGCACGAGAACGAGCGGCGCGATCTCCACGGCAATCACC